ATTCGATTGCTACATCAAAATTATTCAAGAATAATAATAGTGTGGTAAAAGTAAGTCACAGAGACAATGGTTTCGAAGATGGTGGTAAATCTTATGTGTTCTTCAGAACAGTTTCTGATGTGGGTGGAATTACCTCGGAAGTATTGAACACAAACTTGTTTGAAGTTACAAACAGTGGATTGGATTCTTACAATATTAGAACTATTACAAAAGCTTCCCAAAGCACATTTGGTGGTGGATCCAATGCCTATGCGACTTATAACAGAAAATTTGAAACTCTGTATCCACAAGTTCATTACTTAACTGTTACTGGAACAAAATTAGACACTGCAGTAAAGACTACTAATATTATCCCCGTCGATTCCTCTACCCAGAACTACAGTTCTTATTCACAAACTGAATACGAAAAAACATTCTTGAACGAACCACACTATTTTGACAATCAAAAAGTAATTGCATCTGAGATCAATGAGACACTCAATAATATCAATAGATCACTTACATACAAGATGACACTATCATCTACTGTTTCATATTTGTCTCCAGTAGTTGATCTATCCAGTGCTTCCCTCAAGACTGTCACAAACAGAATTGAAAATGGCAACGGACAAGAAAATAGATATGGTAGAAGAAATCAGATTCTTGAATTTTATCCAATATACACTTTCTCACTAGCTACATCAACTATTGGTGTAACTTATACAAATCTACAGAGTATCAAGGGAAAAACATCACAAGCTACAGGTTCAATTGTTAAGGTGGATGGTAGCAACGTTTGGGTTAAACTTTCAACAAAGCAAGGTTTTGTAAATGGGGAAGAGGTAGAACTAACTCAGTCTATTGCAAATCCTGTCACAGTTGGTTCTATTCCAACTCCAATTACACCTACTATCAATAGTTCTACACAATCTCCTGCTGGTGAGTCAATTACTATCGTTGCTCGCAATCCAGTTGAATCCAAGATTCTGGAAACCTATGATAATAGAATCACTGGCAAATCTATCATTTGGAATAAGACATCTAGAGAATTAACTCTACGAACAGATATTAATCCAATTAACGATAACTATACTGCCAGAATCATTGATAATAATTTATATGCCAGAGCAAACGAGGTCACAGATCAAATTGCTGATATTTTCCGTGTAGGTGATATCATTTCATATCCAAATCAACCAAATGACGAAGCATTCTTCATGGAGGTTTCCAAGGTTACATATAGTAATGGTGTTGATTTTGTTGCAGAAGACACATCTAAAAATAGTTCTTCTGTTGCAAAATATGTTACCAAAGAGGTATACATTAATAATGCAGCAACAGCGATTGATGTTCATCTTCTTGCCAACGTGAAAGACATCTCCAACATCCAAGTTCTCTACAAGTATAAGAGAGCATCAAGTCAGGAGAATTTTGAAGATTCGGAATGGTTCTACTTTAATGATAACGGACAACCAGATTCATACGAGATTGCTACTGCTGAAAATACTATTTCTAGTATTGTTGAGAAGCAGTCTGCGTATCAGGATCTTAAGTACAGTGTTGCTGACCTTCCAGAATTCTCATCTTTTGCGATCAAGATTGTTATGAAGGGTGTTGATCCAGCATATGTTCCTAAGATCCAAGATATCCGAGCTGTTGCAGCTTTCTAAGTTCCGCGTATGTCATACATCAAAGTTGAAGGGCATGATGGTCTCGTCAGAGATGAGACCACAGGTGCTATCTTGAATTACGACAGTTCTGCTATAGAAGCCAGGCGTAAATTGAAACACCTCAATTCCGCGCTTGAAGACATAAATATGTTGAAGAATGAAATCTCTGAAATCAAATCACTACTTAGAGAGCTAATCAAAAATGCCAGCAATTAATGTCGCTAGAACTGATACCTTTGAACAGCAAAGGGTAAAGATCAATCAGATTGGAGACCAAATTTTTAATGTTACTGCTGGTGGAAGTGACCTATCTACTGGCAATCTAAAACTTGGTGATGGTACTATTCCACAACCAAGTTTAGCTTTCGTATCAGATGGATCATTAGGAATCTATAAAGCAGGTTCTGGCACTATTGGATTTGTTAGTTCTTCCAAAAAGTTATCAGATATTTCATCTGAATCTGTAAAATATTACAGAGATTTTATATTAGAAAAAAATTCATTAGATACTCTTTTTACTTCTATTATAGACTCTGGAAGTAATTATGATGCTGGAGGTTATCAAGATATTCCAGCTATTGGTGGAACTGGTGATGGAGCAACATTATCTATTACAGTCGATGGATTTGTTGGTTCTATTACAAATAGCGGATCTGGTTATACTTCTGGTACATATCAAAACGTTTTGTTATCTGGTGGATCTGGCACTGGAGCTGAATTCAATTTCACAGTTTCTGACGTTTCTGGTATTATTACAAACGGCGGATCTGGATATCTTCCTGGAAATTATACTAGTGTAAATCTTACGGGTGGAACTGGAACTGGAATTCAAGCAAATATTACAGTATCAGATTATTCATTTGATGTGACAGGAGGAAGCAACTATCCTTCTGGCACTTTCAAGAGCGTTTCGCTAACTGGAGGATCTGGAACAGGATTCAAAGCAAATTTACTTGTTTCTGGTGGAGCAGTACAAGGATTTGCTGGTGTTTTCAGTAGTGTTTTAGTAAGTGCTGGATCTGGATATCAGGTTGGAGATATCCTCACATACAACTTCCCAACTGGAATTACACAAACTTTCACAGTTACAGCTGGCGGCGGAAAATATTATTTGGATGGTGTCATTGCAAATGATTTTGCAATGCTGCGTGGTAATACTTACATTTTTGATGCAAGTGATTCGTCTGCAGCAAATCACCCAATTTTCATTGGATCTGCTCTAAATGATAACAACAGTATTTTGGGATCAGCAGATGGAGTTACATATGAACTAGATGGTATAGTTGTAACACCACAAGACTACCTTGCAAATTATTCATCATCTACTACAAGAGTTGTTACATTTGTTGTACCAGCAAATCCAAACAATAATCCAGTATATTTGAATTGCGCCCTCCATCCAGATATGGCTGGATCAATAGATTTAGTTACTGCTACAACAGGAAGTAATTTCTCACTTCAAATTACCCAATTAGGTGGAGTTATATCGGATGTAACTATCACAAATACAGGAAATGGTTATACATTTGGCGACGTTCTTGGAGTAAATCCCGCTGATATTGGTGGGTCTGGTTCTGGATTTGTTTTTAGTTTATCTGGTAGTTTTGGAACAATTGATGAGATTACGAATATTCCAGATTTTGGAACTGGTTATCAAATTGGAGATGTTCTAACTCTTCCCCCAGCTGTATCAAATGTATCTACTTATGCAAGAGGAACATTAGATTTTCTTGGCATCAACTTAGTATCAAATGCAGAAGTAACCTCTATCACTTACTCTGGATCTGCTCAAGGTGGCGCCACAGTATATTCGAATATAACTCCAACAAGAATTAGTGGAAATGGTACTGGTCTTGTAGTTACCGTTACTGTCACAACTCCTGCTGGAAACCCAACTTATGCCAGTGTAGATATTGTAAATCCTGGATCTGGATATAGACAAGGAGATCAACTCAAAATATTAGGTTCCTTACTGGGAGGAGCTGATAATGGAAATGATTTGAATATTTCTGTAGCATCTATTCAACCATGCAATCCACAAATCAATGTTGGTGATACTACTGGTATATCTCCTGGAGATTCCGTAGATGTAATTCAAAATGTAAATAACCAAGGACAAGTTGCTGGTGGATCAACAGTATTGAGTGTTGATAGTGCTTCTCTAATTACTTTAGATATAGCACCACCAACACCTGGAACTGTAGATATTAGAATTACAAATCAAAATCTCACCCATCTAACTGTACCAGATTCATCCCTAATTAAGGTTGGATTCTCTGTAGTAAAAGTAAGTGGATCTGGTGAAATTTTTGTTGGATCTTCTGTAACTTCTATTATTGATGCAACTACAGTTGCTATGGGTCTCCAACCATCAACTCCTGGTCCAATTGTTGTCAATTTTGAACCAACATATGGAAACGGATCTGGTTTTTCCTATACAATCACTGATGTTGGTGTTGTTTCGGATGTAAGTATCACTGATGGTGGAAATGGATATTCACCTGGAGATATTCTGGAAGTTTCCAGTAACTTACTAACATCCCCAATAGAATATCTTGTAACTAACGAGAATACAACAAAAATATATCTATCGAGTAATTCTGTACCAGACACTGCAATTCAATCTGGCGATTTTGTCCAAGATCCTGGTGGAAATATTTTATCTTCCACAGTAACATCATCAACATCTGGTCCAATAGATGCTGTTTATACTGGCGTAATACCAATATCAACATCTGGAAATGGTGTTGGTGCTAGATTTGATGTCTCTAGAGGAAATACTGGTGATGTTTTATCAGCTAATATTGCAATAGGATATGAAGGTAACTTCTATCAAACTGGAGATACTGTTACACTACCTGGAGCATCAGTTGGAGGATCAACTCCAGGAGATAATATAATTATCACAATTACAAACGTTGGTGCGGCGGGACAAGATCTTGAAGTATATAAAGCAAAATCTTCTGCAGGATTTTTAGAGTATATTGTAACAGATCCAGCATCTTTTTCTGCTGGAGATAAACTAGTAAATTCGGCAAGTCCAACCGTTGGATATGAAGTAGATTTTTCAGTTAATGAATTTAGATATTTTATAGATTTGCAGGATGGTAATGGACCACAATTTACTCCATCCTGGACGATGTATGTTGGCAACATATACAAGTTTGATCTTTCCGATCAATCAAATGGATCTCATATTTTTGCACTAAGTCGTTTTAGAGACGGTCAGTGGTCCCCAAGTTTGTTTGAAAATATTCAAACTACTCTAAGCACAACATTAGCACAAATTGCTGTTGGAAGCACTGCTGGAATTCTTCCAGGAATGTCTGTTGAGAAAGTTTCTGGTGATGGAGTGCTACAAACAGATACTAGAGTTCTTTCTGTAAATTCCGCTACATCACTTACATTAGATAAGACACCAACTGCTGCTGGATCCATAGTTATTACTATTGCTGGAACAGAGTATACAGATGGCGTAACAAGAGATACAGACAGTTTAACAATTCGTGTAACGGAATCTACTCCAACTCTATATTATTTCTGTGATACAGATAACAACACCCATGTAAATGAGGGTGGTGATGATAATGAAGAAGCAGTTATCACAATAGATCAAAACAATCCAAAGCAATTTGGTAGCGGTTTCCAATTGTTAGTAACAGATGTACTAAAAGAAACCACAATTTCTGGAACTATTGATGGTTTATTATCTGCTGTCGAAATTCAAACTTCCGATATTACATCAACCAGTGCAACAATTAATGATGTATCATCAGATTCTATTACTACTGCTACTATAAGCACACCAATTATAACTTCTTCTACTGGACTCACTGCTACCGTCACTGGTGATGTAACATTTTCAACTAGTAATTTTAAAATAGGAACTAATCTTCTTATTAATGGATCTACTGGTGATGTCTCATCTTCTGGATATTTCAGTTCTGCAGAATACAGAGTAGGAAATAATCTCAAGATTTTAGATAGTAATCCAGATGTAGCAACAATAAAGAGCTATAATGGTGCAGATTTAAGGATAGTTTCGGACCTAGGAAGAGTAGTTGATATCGATACTACAACTGCTATAGCAATTCCAGTTGGTGATACAAATAGCAGACCAATTGCTGGTGTAGTTAGAGATGGATGCATCAGATTTAATACAGAAACAAATCAATATGAAGGTTATAGCTCATCCACCTCTTCCTGGTCCTCATTGGGTGGTGTTAGAGACCTAGATGGAAATACTTATATTACTGCAGAAGAAACAGTAGGATCAAATGACAATACATTATGGTTCTATAACGATAATATACTTACTGTAAAATTTACTCCAACAAGATTACAATTTATAAATCAGAAGACAATATCATCTCCAAATGTAAATGCCCCAGCATTTACAATTTGGACTGCAAATACTCCTGTTTCTCTTGGTTCTTTCGTAAAATATAAAAATAATCTTTACGAGGTCACTGTTGCTGGAACTACAGCAACTTCTGGAAATGAACCTATTCATACATCTGGAGCTTTGGCGAATGGATCAGCAGAACTTACTTGGTATTCTTTAGCAGTAGCTCCACTGACTTTTGATGATATTGAGGTTTTGAGAATTGGACCAACAGGATCACTTCCATTATCTATAAACAACGATCTAAGACTTGCTGATAATACAATTTCAACAGATATAAATGACTTAGTTATTCGTCCAAATACTGGAAAGAAAGTAATCGTTGATGCCCCAACATCATTAGTTATTCCTTCTGGTGCAGATGCTGATAGAGGAGTTCCAATTCAAGGATCAATTAGGTTCAGTCAAACTTCATTGCAATTTGAAGGTTACGACGGAATTAACTGGGGATCTTTGGGTGGAGTAAAAGATGTAGATCAGAATACTTATATTATTCCTGAATTATCACCAGGATCAAATGAGAATATTCTATATTTCTACAATGATAATAATAATACATTACAGTTATCTACAACATCATTAGATTTCTATTCAATTGATACGATTAGATCCGTGACTTCGGATGAATTGGAGATTACAGCTTCTCTACTCACATTTGATAACGGCACTTCAACATTCGATAATACACAAACAGATAGAACATTTTTACACACAACGAAACAATACTTTGATCTTGGATTATCTGCTGGTTTGACAACAGACCCAGTATTGAGATTGGATGATCAGGGTGACGTATTCTTGAATGTTGGTTTTGGAACTGGCACCTTAGATATGGTCAAAGTATTTGATGGAGACCTAAAAGAATTTGAACTTGCTGATGTTAAGATTTTGACAGAAAAAATAACTCTAGTCAAAGGAACTTCTGATAATGGTTCATCAGAACTCTATCCAGTAGCTACAAATGCTGGTTGCAAAACCACTGTCATTGCTGTAAATCCAACTTCTGGTGATAAAGAGTTTATTGAGTTTGGTGTTCTTGATGACGGCACTGATGTGTTCCATACAGAATATGGAAACATTAGAACTGGCACACAGTTGATAGTTCCAACTTTTGAAGTTACTGGATCAAACGTAGTAAGAATAAATATTGCATTGGGTGCTAATGTAAATCCAACGGAATCTGTAAATATCACCTTCGTTTCAAACATTACTAAGAAATAAAAATGGCAACTACAAAAGAAAAGTTTGATTCAACAGGTGGATTTTCCATCGACAAAACTGTTATTGTTGATGAATTGAGAAATGCTAAAGATCTCAATACTCTTGAGATAAAAAATTCCGAATTTGTTGATAGTAAATCAACAACGTATATTTTACGTGGTTTGAATACTTCTGTTTTAGAACTCGATAATGTTGGATCTCAAATTGTTATTGACAATAATACAATAAATTTTATCACTGGTCATATTATTGCTGTAAATCCACAAGGATATGTGTATTCTGCTAAAATAGAAAGTGCTCTTTTATGTGATTCTATTGGAGCAACTACAGTCTTATCTAGTATGAGAACAGTAATCAAAGATGATGTTCCTTCTGGACAAACTTGGGATATTGAACCTTTAGGATCTTCAAATAGATTTAGTTACAGTACAACTAGAGCAGGAACAACAAACGACATAAAGTGGATTGCAACAACTCAAGTTATTAGTATCGCGTGGGCTTGATGCTAAATATAACTGAGGATAATAACGGCGGGAGCTAGCAAGCACCATGAGTTTTAATATCAATTCCGACAAAGAGTTTATTAGAGGTTCGAACCCAAAACTCATCGGTGATAATGAACTTACGATTAGAGGTGGAACAGGATCTCTTGAAAGGGAGATTCTAAGGACACAATTAGATTCTGGTACGGGTCTCCCTCGTGTTGGTATCAATAGAACTGGTCAAAGAGTAAATAATGTAGTAATAACTAATGGTGGTAGTGGTTATACTTTACAACCAACTGTAACTATTGATCCACCAACAACTGCGGGTGGTGTTCAGGCATTAGCATCTGCCTTTATTTTTAATGGGCAAGTCATAAATATTGCAGTCAATAATCCAGGAAGTGGATATACGACTACACCAAATGTAGTTATTTCTGGAGGAAATGGTGCAGGTGCTTCTGCAGATGCTTTTCTTGACACTGTTGATTATGAACTTGATATCAATGGTGCTATCAGAACTTCAACCTCTATCATTTCAGATACTGCAAGAATCCTAAACCTTGACATTGATAACTTTGTTACTCCAGATCTAGTTCTAAGGGGACCAAACTTCAAGAATTATTTGAATAATACAGGGACTCCATGGGGAGCGAATGTAATTGTACAAGAAAATGCTTTTAGATATTTTGGTGGAAATGTTTATCAGGCTCTAAATGGTGGAGAAACTGGAGCTCTTGCCCCAGTACATACAGATGGTATTGTACAAAACGGTGAAGTTAACTTTAAGCACATTGGTTTCCGTGTTGTAGATTCTAATGCATTTGGATTTGGAACAACTGGAGAAGCTGGTATCTACCCACGTTCTATTACTCCTCTTCTTGGTGATAGATCAGATAAGATTGCTACAACAGAATACGTCCTCAACCTAGCAACAAATGATGTTGGTGGTCGTATTTACGTTTCAGAACAAATTGGTTCCGATCTAAATGATGGTCGCTCTGCAGTTGCTCCTGTAAGAACGATCAAAAAAGCAGCGCAATTAGCGTGGGAAACTCCTGGTGTCAAAGAAACTATTATTGTTTCTGGTGGAGACTACCTAGAAGATAACCCAATTTCCTTACCACCTGATGCTTCAATCGTTGGTGATAACTTGCGTCTGGTAATTGTCAGACCTAAGAATCCTGGCAAGCACATGATGAAGTTTGGTGATAAGAACTACATTATTGGTGTCACCTACAGAGATCAAATTGATTCGAACGGAGATCCAGTTGCTACCTGGGACTACGCCATGGTCTTTGACGATAAGCAGCGTATTATCGTTGATTACGATGTAAATGGAGATTTTGGCACAGAGTTTCCAATCGGTCATCAGATATTTGGACCAGACCAGTTCCGTGTTGGATTCCAGCAGAACACAGGTCTAAGTGCTCTACAAAATGGCGTTGAAGTTATTGGTGTCAATACAGGTGCAAGGGCAAAAGTAATTGGAAATACTTTCACTACCACAACAGGTGCTAGTGCATATGTTAGTGGTACTGTAGATGTAAGACTGACTAGTGGTTCTTTCGTAGAAGGTGAGCAATTTAGATATATCACTTCAGCGGCAACTGGAAGTTCAATTGCTCTGACTATTACAGCAACATCTGGTCCTAATACATTCAGAACAACAACAAGTCCCACTGGCATAATTGCTGGTGGTACTTACGTCTATCTGGATGATACCGACGACAGCAGTTTTACTGCTGGATACTATGAGGTTGCGGATCTAGCACCTAATGATGAGAACACACCAACATACTGGGATATTCAAGTTGTTCCTATTCTAAATTCACCAGAGTGGAACACGAATCAATCAGAAACTATACAGATTTTCAACGCATCGGTAACATCATTCACATTTGACTCAACTTCACTCAAGTCAATTAGAGCTGAAGGTGAGGTTGTTTATATAGATGAAGACATCACAAGAACCCTACCAATCCAAAGAATTGACTTCTCACAGCAAGGTGGATTTACGGATGGTTTCCAAAGTGATCAATTTGGCAACTCAGAAGATCTTGGCGGTATTGTATTCTACACCAATGAACTAGTTGGCAGATCAAATACTCACGATTTCAAAGAAGGACAAGAAATTCTAATTCAAGGTCTTCCAACTGGAACCCCAGACCTATCATTCCTGAATGGAAGACAGAGAATTTATAAAGTTCTGGAAGATGCTGACGGACGTGCAAGAAGATTCGTCATTCCAAAGAAAGCACCAGGAATCAACGATGCTAACTTTGATCCAGGACAATTTGCTACAGTTGGTACTTATTCAAAGAGTATTACTCTTTCTCTACTCAACTCACCAAATACATTCCCTCTAGCAACTCCTGTAGATAGAAGATATCAAGACGCAGGTATCTTCATCAGAAACAATAGAGATTTTATTGCTGACGAAGTAGTTAGACGCATCAATGATGAATTCAAGAAAGAATACTTCTCCGTCTATGATATTTCTGGATTGGACTTCAAGATTTATCTTGGAACTTCCAGATTTGAGCACACATATATTAGTGGTGGTACAGTAACATTTGGTGGTAATACTTACAATATTACTGGTTTCACATATGACACTTCAGTAACTGGAACTGCGACAATTACTACTGATGTTTCTATTCCATCACTAGCGGAAGATGATATAGTACAACTTGCCGATATATTAGTAGAATGTGATAACGGTCAAAAAGTATATCCAAGTTTCAACATTCCTGTAAGTGATACTCAGTGTAAGCAAGACATCGTACATTTCTTGAATGCCCTTGTAAGAGACCTTGAGTTTGGATCAAACCACAATATTATTGAAGCGGCGAAGAAGTATATTGTAGGCGCTAAGATCGACTACGTAGAGAATGAAATTGTACAAACTGTTCGTGCTATTGAATACGCTAGAGAGCTAGCAATCTATGCAATGTGCAACTGGAGAACTGGAAATAGAACTGGAAGCGATCCAGTTTATACTCCACAGTATTCTTCACTAACAAGATACTTTGACGACAGTGTAATTACAGCAACTGCTGGTACTCCCGCATGTGATGACGTAAGATCTGCTATCGATACTCTCTCATATCTCTGGGTTGATGTTATTGGCAATAATGCATCTGGTAGATATCTAGATGCTGCTTACCTAATTGCAAGAAACAGAGATCTGATTGCCGATGCAGCATATGAAGATACTTTAGTTTCATATCCATCTCTAGGTCTCAGCAATGTAAATGAAAGAAAGTGCCGTAGAGATATCAACTATGTTCTTTCTGGTCTAATCAGGGATCTTATCCTTGGTGGAAATAGTGGCACAGTAACTGCTGCTGAAGCATACTTCAGCGGAACTTCTCTTGCTGGTATTCCAGCATCAGAACTTCCTGCAACTAGATTTGCTTTCCAGAGAGCAGCATACTATGCAACTGCTGCTATGCGTAACTGGACTGACGGTGCTGGCAGTGCTATTACATCAGCATCATCACCAATTCCACAATTTACAGATCCAAGCATCTTAGCGGATCCAGCATCACCAGATTGTGCTAACGTTGCAGCATCAATCGATACATTGATGACTCTTCTGGATAATATCTTGCTACATGGAGAAAATCCATCAGATCCTGCTGCAATTGAACCAGGAGCAACAACGATCAACACTGGAACTCTATATGATACATCACAGATCATCACATATCCAGACAGCTACATCTACGACAACAATAATGTCAGAATGGCAGTTCGTGGTGACTATGATGACTACCCAATCATTGAGGCATCACCATATACTCAGAACTCTTCTGTTATCTCCTTCCTAGGTGGTAGTGGTGCTCTGGTTGATGGTTCTAAGGTCAAGCAACCTAACTGTCCTTTCCCTGGTCTAGAACTGGATGGTACAGCAACATTCCCAAATCAGGGTAAGTCGATGGTTGCATCTGCATTCACCATCGTTTCCTTTGGTGGTACAGGATACAAGGTTATTGAAGATGGATATGTACAGTTAGTTTCTGTCTTCGTTATCTTCTGTGCTGATGGTGTATTGGCAGAGAGTGGCGGGTATTGCTCCATCACTAACTCAGCAACTAACTTCGGTATCTATGCTCTACGTGGTATTGGATACAGAAGAGAAGCATACGAGTTTGACGTTGCAACTGTTGTCAATGTTTCTGCTACCCCAACTGGTAGAGCAATTATTACCGTTGATGGACTAGGTAGAGAACCACTAGAGCACTATGTTATCAAGGTTGATGGATTTGAAAACACAAATCCAGATATCGAATACTTTATTGATGCTGTTGGTGCGGTTGGTGCTGGTCCACCATTCCAAGCAGAACTAACAATTGATGACGGCACAGGTCAGCCTATGGACCTGACTGATAGTTCTACTGGTCTTCCAGTTTCTACTGGTAATATTATTGGAGCAACAATTAGACTACACAGACCATCCATTGTCAATTCATCTTCACACACTTGGGAATTTGCTGGTTCTGGTACTAACTATCTTGCTCTTCCAGAAAATGGAGGAACAAAGACTGAAGCATACGAACAAGTTTCCGAAGATTATGGACGTGTTTATGTTTCTGGTACTGACGAACTTGGAGACTTCAAGGTTGGTACATTCGCTAGAATTGAGAACAGAACTGGTAACATTACCTTCACAGGTACGGTTACGATCTCTGAGGTTGAGTTCCTCAAACTGAAGGGTGGAGATGTTGTTGTTACTGGATTCTCTGCTGATAACACCCTTGGTGGTGCTGGAACAAGTAACTCTGTTCTACCTACTCAGAAGGCAGTTAGAGATTACATCACTAATAACCTTGGTCCATACATCAACAAACCATACTCAACAAACGCTGTTCCTAGAGCACTTGTTGAACTAACAGATAGTGGTAAGATCTCGATTGATCAGATCCCAGCACTCAGACCATTCAGCGTCTATACTGTTGCCAATCAAACAGAAAGACTTGCCCTGGAGGGTGCGCTTGCTGGAGACATTGCGATTCAACAGGACACTACAACATCATATATTCTTAATAATGATCTCGATAGTTTGTTTGTTGCTTTCCAACCAGATCCAACACTGCAATTTACTATTGGCGATATCTTTACTGGTAGCATTACTGGTGGTCGTATTCAAGCAACCGAGTACAGACAGGGTGTTGTATATCAACTCAATATCGTCGATGGTGGTTCTGGTTACACATCTCCTCCAGTTGTTACTATTTCTGGTACTCTACAGCAAGGTGGAGTTGAAGCAAAAGCAGTAACCACAATTGCTAATGGCGAAGTAGTTACTATTCAACTAGTGGTATTCAATGGATATCTTGGCGGTAAAGGATATACCAGCGCACCAACAGTAACTATTGCTGCTCCACAAGGTTCTGGAACACAAGCAACCGCAACTTCTCTGATTGAATCCAGATTATACGGTGATGTTGTTAATAGAATTCTAATTACAGATACAGATACAATTGAGAGTAGTGACATTCCTGCAGAGACTGTCAATATTACCAGAGTTCTAAACACCTCTGCATCTAATAATAATAACTGGGTGTCTCTATCATCCAACCAGATTGCTGCATCTGATATTGTTTCTGGTGTTATTGAAACAGACCGTCTTGCTTCTGGTGGTGCTGCTAACTCCTTCACATTCCTAAGAGGAGATCAAAACTGGGCTCTTGCTGTTCAGTCAATCAAGGGTGCTGAGATTAGATACTTCGATAAACTATACAGCACAGCAAGTTCTGGATCAAGCCAACTTATCTTCCAGACAAATTCGGATGTTCTAATTGGACACGAAGTTGTCAATAGTGTTCTTGGTATCCAGGCAAACACTAATATTACTGGTGTTATTACTGCTGCTGGTCTGACAACCATTTCACTGAATAATCCACTTACTCAGACAATCAACGCTGGAACTATTATTGAGTTTGAGCGTGGTGCTTCCCCAATGGTCTTTGAGTCATCATACACTCAAGGAAACTTTGTTGATAGTATCATTGTTGCTAACGGTGGTAGTGGATTTACAGATGGTCAATATTTTGACGTTGAACTAACAGGTGGAACTGGTACAGGTCTTCGCGTTAATATGATTGTTTCTGGCAACACCATTATCGATGTTGCCGTTACTAGTGGTGGATCTGGATACACAAGCGATTTCTCAATTACGGTTCCTCCAGGTGTAATTGGTTCGGGATCATCGATGGTTCTGCAAGCCAAGATTTCAACGGTAAATAGACAGTATGCAAACGTCTCAGTTGATGTTCAAAGAGTTACCGACCTAACTATTTCATCCGACCTATATGGAACTATTGGTGTTGTAAGACTCAAGAAAGACCAGTTCAATATTGGAACATCAGGTAATGGTTCTGTTGAGATCAAAACTGGTCCTGGATCTGGTTTAGACGCTGACCTACTTGATACAAAGCAAGGTTCATTCTATCTAAACTCAAGTAACCAAAACCAAGGAACTCTACCAACAGATAGACTTTCTGGTACTTATAATATCAGTGTTTCGGGATCTTCTGGTAATACGATTCGTCTTGCAACTGGTACTAACAACCCAACATCAAACCCAACTCCAAATAACTTTGTTGAAGGTCTTGTTGCTAATACAATTAACAACTCAGCAGACCAGCTCTTTGATGGTGGATCTCAGCACCTTGTTCTTACAATCAGAAACAAAGGTCAGGGTCTAACTGCTGAAGGTGGTGTTCGTCAGATGGCATTTACCGATAATGATAACATCTGGTTACGTGGTTCTGGAACTGGTGTTACCGCATTTGGTACTTGGGCCAAGATGTGGACTTCTCTAAATGACGGTATTGGATCTGGTCTCGATGCCGATAGACTTGATGGAGCACAAGGAACTTGGTATCAAAACGCTCTAAACATCAACTACGGTACTCTATCTGATAATAGACTTCCTAGATTTATTAGTGCAACCAAGTTTAGAGATACCCTAACAGTTCAATCTTTCAATGGAGATCCAAAATATAGAATCTATCTATCTGGAAGAATTCTAAATGTATCTCCATTTACCCCAGGAAACCTCGTTAACTTATACAATGCAAACGCTCAGGCAACTGGACAGATTGCAATTGACAATCTTATCATCAATGACGTAGCAGATAGCACAGAAGATTATACCATTATTGTTGGAAGACTGACAACTGGTAACTTTGTTGGGGCACTAACAATTGGTACTGCTGCTAACAGAGAGCCATTCCAAGACTTCACTATTGATGATGACAACGTAGTTCAAGTAGCAAAACTTGAGAGTGATGGTGGAACTGCAAACCTCAGACTTGGAAGAAGAGATGGTCAGGCAACTTCTCCTGGTATCTACTTCACAAGTTCTCAGTTAGTTCCTACTGCTTACAACGCTGCTATTGTTGCAACTGGTGGTAATGCTACCGATGGTTCTGGTACTCTAAACGTTCTTGTAGCAAATGCTAACGGACTGAATATCAACGGAAGCACAGTATGGAATGCTGGTAACGTTGCCTTCAATAGTGCAAACGTAGTTTCCACCGCAACTCTAAGATCAGCAGTTCAAAGAGATACAAACGGTGACTTTGCTGCCAGAATTATCACAGCATCTCTAACAGGTGCTGCTTCTCTGAACGTTCTGAAGGCAGGCGATACCATGACTGGTTCGCTGACTATCACTGGTGCTGGATCAAACTTCACCTTATCTGGAACTGCAAATCTCAACAGCTTTGTCAATATTGCCGATGATCTTGCAGTTGATACAGATACACTATTTGTCGATGTATCGGCAGATGAGGTTGGTATCAACGCAGGAACTGCTCCAAGAACAACTCTAGATGTTGTTGGTGATCTCGGTATTTACATCAGAGCACTAACATCTGGTTCTGGTGCAAAACTAACGTTTAGTGATAATACTGGCAATGATTATGCACAGCAAGGTTCCATCAAGTATTATCATGCTGACGCACAAACTCCTGGTGCCGCATATGGAAATGCATTTATTGTAGAGGGAACTGAAACTACTTTAGCATTCAAAGTAACTGGTGATGTTATTGCTTCTAGAAGACTTGGTGTAAATGTCACCAACCCAGATAGAGCACTTGATGTTGGTGGTGCTGCAAGAATTACTGAAGCACTAACTATTCAGAATACATCTAGTGGTCCAATCAATTTCTACAATAATACATCGACAAGATACTGGAGAATTGGTAGCAATACCCAATCAAACAACTTCTTCACATTTGAAGCATCAGATGCTGTTGGTGGAACTACTTTCAGTGGTGCTCCAGCACTTGGAATTAGTGGAGTAAATAATGCTGTTACAATCAACACCACTGATACATCTGGAATTGATCCAACAGATGGAACAACTTCAAGAAACTATAAGTTAAACGTTTCGGGTGATGTAAATATCAACGGTCAGTTGTTCCAAAACAACGCCGAGTTTGTAACTTCTAGATGGACTGAGGCGACTAATGGTGATGATATCTATAGGATATCAAGAGTTGGTATCAATAAAGTTGATCCAACTTATACATTACACATCGATGGTTCTGTCAATATTGAGGGAAGTACCGATGCTGGAAATAGAGTCCTATATGCTAACGGCGAGAAGCAGTGGCTTGATAAGTGGGGTGTCTTCAAGGCGAATAGAAATTTTGTTTCGGAAAACGTCACCATTCCAGCAAACGTCAATTGTGTAACCGCTGGACCAATCACTATAAATAATGGCGTAACTGTAACCATCAATAGTGGTGGTAACTGGGCTATTGTATAATAGAAGATTATGGCTGGTATTCTAAAGGTAGATCAGATCCAGAACACCGCTGGTGTCAATATTATGGATCTGCAAAATGGTAACATGAGAATGTGGAACGGGAGTTCTTATGAAGAATTCAAAGTTCCTGGGGCATTGATTAGCATCAATGTATATACATCACAAGATGGTAATTGGAATGGAAAATCGACATCTGGAGGATCTGGAACATGGACTAAACCGCCAGGATGTAGTCATGTTCTTGTTTATGTAACTGGTGGTGGTGGCGGTGCTCGCATCAACGACAACGCATATCGTGGAGCAGGTGGCGGTGGTGGAGCTACTGCCATCAAATATATTGATGTATCTGGTGTGTCTAGTGTTTCATACACATATGGAGAAGGTGGGGGATATGCCAGAAATGGTGGAAGAGGTGCCACTGGAGGCACATCCACATTTGGTTCATATTGCTCTGCTTCTGGCGGTCAAGGCGGGCAAACCGATGTTCCACACCAAGGCGGTCCAGGTGGATCTGCATCTGGTGGAGACATAAACATTCCTGGTGGTGGTGGAGAAATGGCACACGGTGCAGATAGAGAAGGCGGTGGCGGCATGAGTTTTTGGCACAAAGCAGGATCTTCTCACCATTACTACAACCAACAAGAGGAAGTTACTCACGGTCAGTGGGGATCTGGTGGTGGATATGGATATTATTCGCAAAACGATTTTGCGTATAATAACAGCAACGGCGGTGCAGGTTGCGTAATTGTTTGGAACTATACCTGAGGAGAATTATGTATCAATCACTAGTAGATAAAAGAAGCGGAAGAGTTCTCCAATTTGTAAAGGGTGGGAACGATGTAAGATTTGAAGTTCATGAAAATTTCATGTGGATAGATGGTCCATATCAAATTGAGAAAGGAAAAGATACCGCTGATTATTGGTATTATGAAAATGATAGAGAAGTTAGATTAGTACCAGTAAAACCACCATCATATGATCTAAGTAGAAGATTGGATTATAAAGGAATTCAAGATCAACTTGACATGTTATATCATGACATGAATAATGGTCTCATTCCAGGAAAAGAAACTTCCACTTGGTTTGCTCATGTGAATTCGGTCAAGGAACAGTATCCAAAACCATAAATAGAATTATAGAAAAGTAGTGTAACCATGTCTCAATTAACAGTTGGAACAGTTGTTACTGGAAATGCAAGTCTGACTACACAAGGTCTAAAGCTTCCATCCTTCAGCAACGCAGGAAGACCAGCAACACCAAATATCGGTCAGTTGATTTATAACACCGATGAAGGTAAAGCTCAAATTTGGAATGGAACTGACTGGGATGAAGTTGGTGGTGGTATTCCAGAACCTCTAGATGTTACCAGAGGTTCGTATTTGGTATCAGATGGATCTAATGGAGTTTTCTGGGCATATCCAGGGACAACAGTTGCGTCTGCTCCTCTAACTGGATTTAGATACAGAAGTATCATTACCCATGGTTATCTACTTGCTGGTTACAAAGGATCACAACCTTGGAAAACAGTAAATAAAA